TCACGCCGCACGATGTCACACTGACCCCGTGTTCGGCATGCCCGAACAACAACATCACGGCCTCGCAGCCCAACGGCGCGAGGCCTTCGCCATGCCTGCTACTGCTGCTGCGGGATACCCCAACCCTGCGGCGCCGCCCGCCGGAAGACCAGGAACAGGCTGACGTTCTGGCCCTTCCCGGGCAGCGCCGATGAGTGCTCCAGCCGCCAGCCCTGAGACTCGACGGCCTCGATAGACTCTGCCACCCCGGACAGTGACCCGGCGTACGAGTCGTTCCAGCCGCCCTCGTTCACCCGGCACGCAAAGACCGCGCGACCCTCCTGGGCTGCGCGAGCAGCCTGCTTCCCGATCGACTCGGCCTTCGCGTCCTTCAAGAAGCCCACAGCGCACCACCTTTCGGGCCACCCCACCGGCGGCCAGAGCGACACCGTAGCGTTCGGCCGCCTCTGCTGGAGGCGTCATGGCTCAGACCCCTGCCACCCTGCCCGACTACCTGCGCATCGGCGACGAGAGGAGGCAGCGATGCACCTCTTCCGAGACCGCCGCGAACTCCGGCTCGAAGCCGAGTACTACGACTTCGCCCAGTGGGCCGGCGTCACCCGAGACGTAGCCCGCCAACACCTGCGGGCCTCATCTGGCACCCGATGGCCCAGCGAGGACCAGATCACCTACGCCGGCGACCGCCTCGCAGAGCTCACCGCCAGCGGCGACATCCCCAGCCGTGGATCCCGCCGACGGTGAGGGGTGGGGGTCCGGATTTCGGCCCCCGGCGTTCCAGCCCAGCCACCCCCGCCGCCGGGATTCGAGGTGACCATGCGTAGGAAGCGACCATGCCTGGACTGTGGCACCCTGACCCGCAACGCCAGTAGGTGTGACGTACACCAGGCGGCATGGCAGGCCCGGCAGGATCAGATCCGGGGCAGCAGCACCCAGCGGGGGTACGGGTCCAGATGGCGCCGCACAGCGGCCGCAGCAGTGGCTGACCACCGTGCCGTGCACGGCGACTGGTGCCCTGGCCACGGGGTACCGGGCCACCTGGCCCAGGACCTGACGGGTGACCACATCGTGGCCAAGGCCAGAGGTGGCAGCGACGAGCGGGAGAACGTGGCTGTCCTGTGCCGCGCCTGCAACGCCCGCAAGCACGCACACTGAGCTGACGACGGCGCGGAAGAGCCGGGTAGCGACCGGTGGGCGGCAGGAGACGGCAACCTGCCCGTGTCGTCGTCACAGTCCGTCACCTCCTTCCCGGGGCTGCGCCCGGCAGGGGGGCGGGGTGAATCTTGCGAGCATGATCGTCTAGGGACCCGGCCCCCCATCCCCCACACGCTCCCGCGAAATTTGAGCGGATTTTTGGGCCAGCCGTTCTTGGGGGTGGCGATCTTGCCCGCAGGACGACCCCCAACGCCCACGGAACGTAAGCGGCTCACCGGCAACCCTGGCCACCGGGCGCTTCCGGAGCCGGTGGTGCAGCTCGCGGCGGTCGCGCACCTGCCGCCGCCGCCGGCCACGCTCTCCAATGTCGGCGTCGCGGTCTGGGAGCGGCTGTGGACCGCCGGTCAGGCCTGGCTGAGCCCGGCCACCGACCTGGACATCCTGACCCGGCTGTGCGAGGCGCACGAGGAGCGCGATGCCCTGCGTGAGGCGATCGCCGAGGAGGGCTACATGGTCACCGGGTCGATGGGCCAGCGCCGCGCGAACCCGCTGCTGTCCGAGGTGCGAGCACTGGAGGCGCAGATGACGAAGTGGGAGAGCTTGTGCGGGTTCACGCCGACGGACCGGGCCCGGCTGGGCATGGTCGAGGTCAAGGTGAAGAGCAGGCTGGAGGAGATGCTGGAGCGCCGGGCCAAGAGGACCGGTGGCGCGTAGGCCCGCGGCGCCCCCGCGGTTCCCCAGGACCCTCCCGCGCGGCCCCGAGCTGTGGGACCCGGCGAAGTCCCGCTGGTCGGAGGAGAACACCGATGGCATCTTCGCCTGCGAGCTGATCGAGTCCTACCTACGGCTCACCAAGGGGCCGGCCCGCGGCGACCTGGTGCAGCTTCGGGCCTGGCAGGCCGACCTGGTCTGCGACATCCTGCGCCTGGACGCGCGCGGCCGCCGGCAGTACTGGACGTACCTGCTACTGGTGCCCCGCAAGAACTCCAAGTCCCTGCTCGGCGCCGGCCTGGCCATCGACGGCCTGTTCGACGAGCAGGGCGCCGAGGTCTACTCCTGCGCGGCCGACAAGGAGCAGGCGAAGCTGATCTTCAAGGAGGTCAGGGCCGCCGTCGAGATGTCGCCCGAGCTGGACGGCAAGCAGGGCGGCCTGCTCAAGGTCTACAAGGACGCCATCGAGTACCCCTCGACCGGATCGGTGTACCGGGCCCTGAGCTCGGAGGCGTTCACCAAGGAGGGGCTCAACCCCAGCCGAGTCCTGTTCGACGAGCTCCACGCCCAGCCCAACTGGGAGCTGTGGAACGTCATGAACCAGGGCTCGGACACCCGCGAGCAGCCCCTGGTCGCCGCGATCTCGACGTTCGGCGTCAAGTCCGACTCCTCCGGTGAGGACTCGGTCTGCTACACCCAGTACCAGTACGCCAAGAAACTGATGTCGGGCGAGCTGGAGGACCCGCGGTACGGGGCGCGGATCTACGAGACCAACGACCGCGTTCGGGGCTTCGACTACCGGGACCCTGCGGTGTGGGCGAAGGCCAACCCGGCCATGGGCGACTTCCTCGATCCCGAGAAGATGCTGGCTGCGCTGCGCAAGACGCCCGAGGCGGACTACAAGACGAAGCGCCTGAACATCTGGGTGTCCTCGGCCACGGTCTGGCTGCCCGAGGGCGCGTGGGAGAAGTGCGCTCGACCGGACATCACCATCCCGGACGGCGTCGAGGTCGCCCTTGGGTTCGACGGCAGCTTCAACAACGACTGCACGGCGCTGATGGTCTGCCGGGTGCCGGAGCGGCTGCTCTTCGACCCGGATGCCCCGGAGCACGCCGACCTGGAGGACGACGAGAAGCAGCGACTGTGGGCCGAGCGGAACGCGGGGCTGCGCCTGCCGCACCTAGACGTGGTGCGGGTGTGGGAGCGACCAAAGGACGCGGGCCCGGACTGGACGGTCCCGATCCTGGAGGTCGAGCAGGAGATCCGCAACGCGTGCCGGCGCTGGAAGGTGCGGGAGATCGTGGCGGACCCGGCGCGCTGGGCCCGCAGCCACGAGGTGCTGGACGAAGAGGGGCTGCCGATCGTGGAGTACCCGCAGAGCCCCGCGCGAATGGTGCCGGCCACCGGCAGGTTCTTCGAGGGCGTGATGAACCAACGCCTCACCCACTCCGGGGACCCGGTCCTGGCCCGCCACGTCGGCAATGCCGTGGTGAAGCCCACCAGTCGCGGCTTGATGATCTTCAAAGACGCGAAGCAGAGTCCCCGCAAGATCGACGCAGCCGTCGCGTCGATCATCGCTCTCGACCGCGCTTGCGCGACACCCGAGCCAGAGCCCGATCCCCAGTTCTGGTCCTGGGCTGACCTGTAGGAGGTGCCCGTGTCCCGCATCTCCCGCCGGACCCTGTCCGATCTGCTCGACGTGGCCGGCCTGTTCGTCCTGGACGCCGCGGCCTGGTGCTGGTGCGTCCCGGCCGGCCTGGTGGTCGCCGGGGCGGGCCTGCTGCTGGCCGGCTGGGCGGTGGACAGGTGAGTCTGCTCCGTCGAGCCTTCAAGGCCGAACAGCGGGTCGTCCAGCAGTGGGGTGACTCCAGCATCCCCACCAACGGATCACTGGCTGGTCTGTCGGCCTCCGGGATGGCGGTCAGCGACCAGACGGCGCTGCAACTGTCCGCGGTCTACGCCTGCGTGCGGATCATCTCCAGCCGGGTCGCCGGGCTGCCCCTGAGTGCGATGCGGCCGCAGGGCGGCATCACGATCCCCGTCCCCGTGCAGCCGACCATCGTGGCCGACCCGTGCGGCGGGCAGAACGACGTGCGCTGGCTGTCGCGCCGCGCCGCGTTCAAGCAGCTCGCCATCTCGCTACTGCTGCGCGGCAACGCCTACGCCCTGATCACCGCCCGGGACTGGCTCTACCGGCCAAGCCGGCTGAGGGTGCTACACCCGGACGACGTCAAGGTCGACGTCGACGACACCGGGGCCCGTACGTACGAGGTGAACCGCAAGTCCGTGCCGGCGACAGACATCGTGCACCTGACCGGCATGTCGATGCCGGGAAGCCCGGTGGGCATGTCGCCGATCTCCTACGCCCGGCACGCGATCGGACTGGGCCTGGCCGCGCAGGAATTCGCCGGCGGCTTCTTCGGCCAGGGCGCCCACCTGACCGGTGTGATCACCGTGGAGCAGGACCTGGACCGGGTGAAGGCCCGTCAGATGAAGGAGGCGTTCGAGGCCTCCCACACGGGCCTCAAGAACGCCCACGCCATCGGGGTTCTCTCCGGCGGCGCCAAATGGACGCCGATCTCCGTCAGTCCCGACGACGCCCAGTTCCTGGGCACGAAGGCCGCCCAAAACCTCGACATGGCGATGCTGTTCGGCATCCCGCCGCACATGCTCGGCCAGGTCGATCGCACCACCAGCTGGGGCAGCGGCATCGAACAGCAGACGCTCGGCTTCCTGACCTACACCCTGGACGACTGGCTGGGCATCTTCGAGGACGCCTGGACAGCGATGCTCCCGCGCGGCACCTCCGCCGTGTTCGACACCGCGAGCCTGCTGCGCACGGACACCGCCGGGCGGTTCGCCACCTACACCCAGGGCCGCACCGCCTCCGTACTGACGATCAACGAGGCCCGCGCCCGGGAGAACATGCCGCCCATCGAGGGCGGAGACGACATCTTCGCGCCGCTGAACTCGGCGCACTCCGGCGCCGCCAGCGCCCCACCCGAGCCGGCCGACCCCGAGGAGCCGTGATGGACCTGTCCGCCCGGGCCGCCCGGCCCACCGAACTCCAGCGCCGCACCATGCCGTTCAAGGGCGTCGAGCTGCGCTCTGCCGCGAACGGCACCGGCGGGGAGACGCTGACCTTCACCGGCTACGCCTCCGTGACCGAGCAGGGCTATGAGATGGAGGACTGGCTCGGCCCGTACACCGAGGTCGTCCGGTCCGGCGCCTTCAAGAAGACCCTGGGCGAGGGCGCGGACGTCCCGCTGCTCGTCAACCACGGCGGCCTGACGCTGGCCAGGACCAAGTCCGGCACCCTCCAGCTGTCCGAGGACGACACCGGCCTCTACACCGAGGCGTCCTTGGACCCAGCCAGCCCGCACGTCCAGGCCCTGCGCTCGGCGATGGAGCGCGGCGACGTCGACGAGATGTCGTTCGGATTCTGGGTGACCCGCCAGCAGTGGTCTCCCGACTTCGACCAGCGGGACATCCTGGAGGTCAACCTCAACAAGGGCGACGTCTCGGTGGTCAACTTCGGCGCCAACCCGGCCACGGCCGGCGCCCAGCTCAACGCCCGGGCGCTCGGCGAGCACCTCGGCCGCCTGTCCGCCGAGGAGCGCCGGCAGGTGTACGAGCGCCTGGCCGCCGAGTTCACCCCGCCCCCCGAGCCTGAGCCGACTGCGGCCGGGCTCGGCCTGCACCTGGCCCGCGCCCGCGCGCTGGCCCTCTGACCTTCCCCGCCTGCCGCCGCGCCGGAACCGCGCCGGCCGACCGCGCCGCACCCCGTGCACCCGGACGGCCACCCGGAGATCCACCCGAACCGCAGGCACGCCACCCATCACCCCATACCCGAAGGGACCTCGCATGTCCGAGGCGTTCATCCGGGCACTCCAGAAGCGGCGTGCCGACAAGAAGACCGAACTGACCAAGCTCCTGGAGGCCCCGACCAACGAGAGCCGCGACCTGAACGAGGAGGAGCGCGGCCGGTTCGACGCGATCGAGAAGGAGATCCGCGAGATCGACGAGCGGATCGCCGAGCTCGACGAGCAGGCCACCCGCGACGCGGAGGCCGCCGAGGTCGCCAAGCGCTACCCGACGGGCCCGCGTGCCCAGATCGGCGCCGAGCCGCGCGCCTACGAGCGTGGCAACCGGCACTCCTACTACCTGGACCTGGCGCGGGTCGAGCTCAACCGCGGCGACGGCGACGGCGGCGTGGAGGCCGCGCGCGAGCGCATCCGCCGCCACCAGGCCGAGCTCGACGTCGACATGCCGCGCCGCGAGAAGCAGCGCGCGGCCCGCGCCGACCAGGAGCTGCGCGCCGTCGACCGCGAGTCCGCGTTCGAGAAGCGCGTCAACCCCAACCGCACGGACGGGCAAGGTGGTTACTTCGTGCCGCCGCTGTGGCTGGTGGACGAGTACATCGACCTGCCGCGCTTCGGCCGCACGTTCGCCAACACCGTGCGGAACCTGACGCTGCCCTCCGGCACCGACTCGATCAACGTGCCGAAGGTCGCCACCGGCACGGCGACCGGCGTGCAGACCGCCGACGCCGCCGCGGTGACGTCCCAGGACCTGACCGACACGTTCGTGTCTGCGCCGGTGCGCACGATCGCCGGTCAGCAGGACATCGCCCTGCAGTTGCTCGATCAGTCGCCGGTGGGTTTCGACGAGATCGTGTTCGCGGACCTGATGTCGGACTACAACCAGAAGCTCGACACGCAGTGCATCAGCGGCTCCGGCTCCTCCGGACAGCTCAAGGGCGTTCTCAACGTCTCGGGGATCACGGCGATCACCTACACCGACGCCTCGCCCACGGTCCCTGAGCTGTACGTCCCCTGGCTGCAGGCCATGTCGAAGGTCGCCACCGCCCGCAAGATGCCCGCGACCGCCGCGTTCGTCACCCCGGCGCGCTGGTACTGGGCGATGTCCGCCCTCGACTCCTCCAACCGCCCGCTGGTCCTGCCGGACACCAGCTCGCCGTTCAACCCCCTGGCCCTGCAGACCGGCAGCGACACCGAAGGCTACGTCGGGAAGATCGCGGGTCTGCCGACCCTGACCGACGGCAACGTCCCTTCGAACCTGGGCGCCGGCACCAACGAGGACCGGGCGATCATCGCCCGCACCTCCGACATCTACCTGTGGGAGGGCGCGATGCGCTCCCGCGTCCTGACCGAGGTGCTGTCCGGCACGCTCCAGGTCCGCCTCCAGGTCTGGAACTACGCCGCGTTCATGGCCGACCGCCGGCCCGAGGCCATCGCCGTCATCTCCGGCACCGGCCTCATCGCGCCGACCGGCTTCTGAGCCATCCCCTGACCCCGGGCCGCCGCGACCGCCCCCAGCGGCGGCCCGGGCACCAACCACCGAGAAGGAGAAGGGGATGCACCAGCTGATCGCCGAGCTCGGCGCGCTACGCACCGAGTTCAAGCACTGCGTGGTCTACGCCAAGGACCGCGTCGAGCAGGTCGAGACGGAGATCGCCCGCGTCCGCGCCGCGCTGACCGGCCGGGCCGAGGAGCTGGAGGGCCAGGCCATCGACCTGGCCGACCAGCACCAGGACATGGCGGCCGCGCAAGCCACCATCGACGCGCGCACCGCCCGGGCCGCGCTGGACGCCGACCAGGTGCACGACGCGCCGCCCGCCGTCCCGGCATCCGACCCGGCCCAGGACGACCCGGCCAAGGGTGCCAAGAAGACGCCGGTGAAGGCGACCGACGCCCCGCCGCCGGCCCCGGACGGTGTGCAGGTGGACGGCGCCGTCGACGGCGGGGCGGCAGTCTGATGCCGCTCGTCAACGGCCGCTACGGCCCCAAGAACCCGAACTGGCTGCTCGCCGGGCAGCCGGCCGGCCTGTCCCGAGCGAACATCGAGCGCCAGCTGGTCCTCAACGACGGCGCCGTGCTCACGACCCAGGTGATGCTCGCGACCGCGCTGCCGCTCTTCGCCGGCGACACCGTGTCCTCGCTGGCCTTCAGCTCCGGCGGCACGGCGGCGGTGTCCCCGACCAACTGGTGGGTCGCCCTCTACTCCGATGACGCCACGCCGCAGCTCCTGGCTCAGTCCGCCGACCAGCTGACCGCGGCGTGGGCAGCGAACACCGTCAAGACTTTGTCGCTCGCCTCGGCGGTGCAGATCCCCAGGACCGGCGTGTACTACGCGGCGCTCATGGTCAAGGCCGGCACCACGCCGTCCCTGCTGGGCCTGGCGACCCTGACCGGCGCCGTCACCGGCTACACCGCCGGCGACAAGCTGCTGACCTCCCTGTCCGGGGCCGCGCTGACCGGCACGGCGCCCGGCACGATCGCCTCTCCCTCGGCCAGCGCGTTCGTGCCGCGGGTCGTGGCCGGCTGACGGGAGGTCACCGTGGTCCAGCTGCTCTACTTCACCGGCCAGGACGTGGCGCTGACGGCTGCTCCGCTGGACGACACCGGGGCGCCGGCCACCGGCACCCTGGTTGTCGTGCTCACGGTGACCGACCCCGCCGGTGCGGTCACCACACCGGCGGTCACCGGCTCGGCCGGCGCTTACGCCGCGGTCGTCCCGGCGGTGGCGGTGGCCGGGACCTGGCTGGCGCGTTGGACCGCGACCGGTACCGGCGTCCGCTGGGCGAGCGAGGACCAGTTCACGGTCCGCCCGGCCGGCGTGGAGCTGATCGTGGACCTGGCCTCGGTCAAGGCCCACCTGAACATCCCCGGGGCGGCCACCGCGCAGGACGGCGAGCTCCAGGGGTTCATCCTCGCGGCCGGCGACCTCGCGCGGGACGTCGTGGGGCCGGTGCTGCCCGAGACGCACACCGAGTGGCACGACGGCGGCCAGGCCACCATCACCCTGGACCACCAGCCCGTCGCCAGCATCACGTCCGTCACCGAGTACGTCTCGGCCAGCACCTGGAACCTGACCTACCAGCCGCTGGGCACCTCCACGGACGCCTACGGCTACACCTACGACCTGGACACCGGGCAGATCACCCGGCGGGCGACCGGCGCCGCCGTCCGGTTCCCCTGGGGCACGAAGAACGTCCGCGTGGTGTACACGGCCGGCCGGTCCGGCCAGGTGTCGTGGAACATCAGGCTCGGGGCGCTGGAGTTGATCCGGCATCTGTGGCAGCTCACCCAGCAAGGTGGCGGCCGCCCGCGCATCGGCGGCGGCATGCTCGACGCCGACGGCGGCACCCCGGTGCTGACCGGCTTCGCACTGCCCTCGCGTGTCCTGGAGCTGTGGAAGCCCGACTCCCGGCCGCCGGGGATCGCCTGATGACCACGCCGATCGGCAACATCCCCTCCTCCTCTGTCCCGGCCGCGCTGGCGTGGCTGCTCGCCGGGCTGCAGGCCAACATCGCGCCTGACCCGGCCGCGGACGGCCTCCTGGTGTGCCTGGGGGAGCCCGGCACCTACCAGCCGATGGACATCGTCTACCTCGGGGACGTCCACCAGACCTACGCCCCGCAGTCCACGGTCGGCTCGGGCGGCCCGCAGTGGCTGCGCGAGGACTACCAGATCACCGTCACCGTGGACTGCTACCGGGGCGGAGACGACCAACTCGCCGTACCCACCCGGGCCCGGGCCATCGCCGACCTG